TATTATGTACGTTAAGTGCCAACCAGTTCATAATAGGCCAGAGTTTACCAAGTACAGGCAATTTCTCAGCGTATTCATCTTTCAATGCCATTGTGATTGCATTTGCAACTACAACGATTGAACAAGCTGTTCCCCACCATGCTTGGTTTTCACCCCAAGCTAACATTAATGTTTCCATGTTTTAAACTCCTTATTATAATTAGTGATAAAGATATCCAGCAACTGCCCAACCAGCCAAAAAGTAAAGGGCTTTATGTAGATATGGATGCATTGTTGTTCTCCTTTTTTATTTTAATTTTTTACCGATTTCATTGAAAACGGCTTTTGCAAGTCTAGCGTTTTTCGTCATAAGTCCTTCCTTGAACTTGCTAAACTCATCCTTAATAACGAACTCTCGCATCTTTGAACCAGACATACCAGAAACACCTTCTGCGTCTGGATCACGGTCGCCTGCTGAGACAACTGAAAAATCTTTGATGTTCTCAAGGTCGCTGTCTACATACTTAGACATATTCCTTTTGAACTCTGAGACTCTATCACTACCAACAACGAAAATAACTTTTTCATAACTACCATTCAAGGATTCTAAAACATCAAAGGGTGTTTTAATAGATGTATCGGTATTTATAACTTTACCAAAAACATCCTTTATAACCTTCACTTTAGTTTTGAATGACAAAGGATTCTTTTTTTTATCTTCGGTCTTTGAAGGATACACCATCGGCGTACCGCGTTCCTTTCTAGCCACTGCTATAACTTTCTTAATAAGTTTAGAATGACCAACAGTAGGCGGGTTCATACGGCCGAACGCAAAGACAGCTGTTTTCTGTTTCTTTGCCTCTATTATGAACTTCCTGAAATTTATCATTACTAGAACATCGCTCCATCTTGTACTTCGATTTCATCTTTGTATTGGTCAGCAAGTTGCTGTGCAACTGCTTCTTTTTCTTGTTTACTAAATTTAAGACCATGAAATTCTTTTTCATATTTCTTTGCACCATCTGTAACAAGATACATCCAAAGTTTAGGAGCTTTCTTATGGTCATATTTTCCAGACTTCATTTTCCTTTGGATGTTCTTAACAATAGGAATGAGTCTTTGTTTATACAACTGTCCATCATTGTCAATAAACAATTTAAGTTCATCAACCATGCGTTCATCTACTGCTTCTATAAATGTTTTAAAGTTTTTCATTTTTCTTCTTCATCCTCATCTTCATAGTCCATATCATCACAACCTTCTTCTGATTTAACCTTTTTACTTTTTCTACCATCACCACCAGCACATCGGCGTCTTGCACCATCTTTTTTGATAAATTCTTTAACTACTTCTTCGTCCTTTTCACCTGTCCATTCTTTTTCAATTTCAGCAAAGAATTTCTTTTTATCCTCATCCGATAATTCAGTTGGACTTTTAATTTTCCATTTAGCTAATTTTCCATCAAAGAACTTTTGATACTCTTCTTTACTACCTTCTGACATAAAGCTTTTAAAAGTTTTCATTCTATTCCCCTTCTTCTAAGTGTACTTTCTTCCAAGCATCTTTACCCTTGTATCGCTTTCCACTATGAAAAACATTTTTCATTTGCCAAGCCATAGCACTATTATTTGGACACTCACACTGAAAATTAAACATCGCATCACACTTTCTGCAATACCTAGACCTAGTAGATATCGTTTCCGTCCCACCTGTCGAACCTGCTCCATCGCTCCTGCTCGTCATCGTTAAAACTCTCCCCTTTCTTAAGTATTTGTTGTCCTACTTGTTTTAGTTGTTCATCATTTTCGTGACGAAAACCCTGTCCTTCATACTTGGCAATAAATCTGTCTAGTATTCGTCTTAGCTCTTTTAAATCTTCCAACATAGTATTTCCTTACCAATCTTTAGCGATTGTAAAGTTTGCATGAGAAAATTCAAGTCTGTCTACCAACTTGACTGCGCCACCACTTGCTGCATCAATAGCAACATAACCCTCTGGTTCTGTTACTTTGAAACCATCAGCAGTTTTTAAAAATGTTCCAATACCTTTAATTGTTTCCAACTTTCTAATAACCATTTCTTTCGCATCAAGGATACCTAAGTAAGTAGCCATAGTAAAATATAATTCGTCTTTGAATTTCTTTAAAGTCTTTTTAGATTCTTTTTGAATATCCTGATATTTCTTTTTACCTTTATCGGATTTCTTAGAATCAATCTCAGCACTCATTCTATCCATATAATACTTTTCAAACTCTTTAACAAGTTTTTTAGTATCAGAGATTTTTGCACCAGAACGAATCTTTGTATTAAAAAAGATTTTCATAAACGGTGCAAGACCATGTTTAGAATTGTCAGCAGTTTCTTTTGCCAATAGGTTTAAAAACTTCCCTGCTTTAGAAACTGCACCTTTAATTTGATTTATTTTTCCATCAAGTTTCTTTGTTTCACTTGAAGTAAACGTAGCTGCATTAGCAGTATTCAAGTATGCATCGTCAAACCAAACATTTTTGGTTTTGTTAAATGTACTTGCTGATACTCCAAATGACGCAGATAATGAATCAATACTGTTTCCTGTATACTTCGTGTGCCATACAACTCCAAGATGTGCTTTTCTCATTTCTGAAGCTAAGTCACTATCTTCTGGTACAGCATAGGTGATAGTATTAGGCCCAAAAGTTAACATACTTTTTCCATCAATAGTTTGTTTCTTCAAGTCACCTTTAGAAAACATAATGTCACCTTGATAGACGCCCTTCTTTATTCCAAGCTCGGGTAAGTATTTCAATGCAAGTTTTATTTTATCTGCAGGCCCGCCCGAACCGTGATTCGCACTTATATCTGCGTTTGTATAATTAATTTTGGGGGCCTTATTGAACAATGATTTTATTGCAACGAAAAACTTTCCGTTCTCTGGATTGATACCAGCAAATATTGCTGGGGCTCCATCCCACTTTACAGTAATATTGGTTTTACTTTTCCCACCTGCCAACATATCGTTGAGTGAATTTAAAAACTCTATTGCTGTAGTCGCACCCTTAACACCATTGTTGATAATTTCATCCTCAAGGTGTTCCATGTGCGTATTTTTTGCTTCATTTAATTTTTGTTTGAAAGATAGCATTTTTTCTCGATATTATTTTATTTTCTATGTATATTATAACATACTTTTTCTTATTTGTCAAGAAAAAAATGCCTCTCTAAACTGTTGTTTTATAGTGGTTTAGAATGATGCATCACTCATGGATACGTTACCATGAATCTCTAATCCTATCATCTCCATAAAGAAGTCAAGACCCTTGCTTATCCATTTTCCAACTTTTGTAATAAATGCTTTAATAACATTTTCATAAAATTTTGCTACCATTTCTTTAAGTTTATTGGTAGCAGCTATTGCATAATCTTTTGCTTTGTTATATGTACCTTTTATATAGTCAAGAAATCCTTCATCTAATTGACCCAAATGATATATTTCAGCTTCAAGTTTAATAAACTCATTATCAATAATATCATCTAAAACACTTTTTGCTTCTTCATGTAGTACACTTTCAACCTTAACTCCCTTTGTTGGAACACCAAATTTAATATATCTTGAAGTTCCACTTCCTTTAAAACTTATATCCATATTATTAATTAAACTACCATTCTCCATAGACCATTCCATTATATCCTTATTATCCTTTACACCACCAGCTTTTTCAAATACCAATAGTTTATTTGCTACAGCATTATCTGAATCACCTGATCCACCACTATATGATTTTTTTGGTGAAACTTTCCCTAAAAATTTGCCATAACCAGATGCAGCTTCATAAACAATCCAACTTTGTAATGAACCTTTTTCATCACCCGATCCCTCTAATGATGTTACTAGTGTATCTTTCCATTCCTGTGAATCAACTGCAATTTGAATAACGTCCACAATCTGTGTACGCAGATTATCATTTATTAAATCAGCTGGGGGTATTTTTTTTAAATTATCTGCACTAACTTTAACATCACCTATCTTGGCACCGCCAAGGGCATTAAATTCATCATAGTAAGGGTCTAATTGTTTTTTTGTAAGAGGTTTAAGTTGTTTATAATCTTTTGTAGTAACATCACTTGCAGCTATTGTATTCTTTGTAAGTCTTTTTAAAAGGTCTTTAGATGGAAACTTAAAAAGTTTTTCTTGAGCCTTTTTTCTATTTCCAGAAACTATATTAAGAATTTGTAGTTCTGCTTTTACATGATTATACCAGTCATTACCTGTCTTGCCTTTTTTAACTTTACTATCTATATCTCTAACAAAATATTTTTTTCCCTTCAATTCCATGTATTTAGTAGTATCATATTTATTCCATCCAGCACCAGAAAATTCTTTTTCAATATTCTCATCTCGTTTAGAATCTAAAATAAACCAATCGGCAAAAATATCTTTTGACTTTCCAACTTCAACAAACATTTTATTTCGTGATGAGTTATGCATATGTACTTCTAATACTTTCATAATATCTTTTTTTGCACTATCACTTATCAGTTTTTCCTTGTTATTTTTTGCACAATGTTTATAACCCCAATTAAAAACACCAACTGCTTCACCAGATTTTGCACTCATTAATTGTGCTCCACCAGTTGCTTTTAAAGAAAACCTTTGTGCAGAATCATTACTATATAAATCTGCTTTTGATGTTGTATCAGCCCCTTGTAAATAATTTGTAGCTGCACTACTTGAACCAGCGTGCATTAAGTAGTCACCACCAATAGAGTTGCTTGCCATCTCTTTTGCTGTCTTTTTGCCAACATCTCTAGTACCAACATCAACAGCTGACCATTTCTTTGCATCCATATTACCCTTTTTTAATAATTCTTTCTCTGACAATTCTGAGTTCATTATTTTATTATAAGCATAGACAATAGCCATTTCTGTCTTTGTTGCTTTTGATGTATCAGCTTCTGTTAAAAAACTCTTAAAAGATTTCATAGTTCTCTATATATTTGCAAGTTTACACAATGGGCAATCATCCACATCTATTGATCGAAATGGGCATATCCTGTAATGGTCAATATTGGAGGCTACCTTAGTAGCCAGAATAGAATCCTCTCCAATATCTTTATCTTCTTTTAATGCTTTTTTTGCTACTTCCTCAAACATCTTTCTAATGTCATTCATGTAATATTAAATCTCGGTTAAATTAATCTTATAACTTTTTCCAGTTACATTGTTCAAAAGATACATATCGTCTGCACCCTCTTGAAATGTCCAAGAACCATTTGTACCATCAACACTATTACCAGCACGCTGTGTATTATCTAAATGTAAATCACCAGTTTTCAAATCCTGTACAACGATTGATTTTCCTTCAGCTTTAATAGTTGCTTCATCACCCATGTAAATTGTATTATCATCAACATATAAATCTCTAATTTTAAATTCTGCTGAACCTATATCATAGGTAGCATTTGATGATGGCAACATATGACCGTTTTGGGTTATACCACCTGATATCATAGTTCCATCTAATTTTGATAATGCCATTACTCTATCCCCTTATTGTAGTTTATATACTCTATATTTATAATACTTTTGTCGTAAAACGTCAATTATAGTTCTGTTTTACTAGAAATTCTGGTAATTTCCATTCTACCATATCCTTATCAATACTATAATGTCCTAAAGCACCACAAAAATTACAGTATTCAATACCCACATCATAGTCCAATGTAGTTGTATTTGCCTTATGTTCACATAACTTTTTCATTACAGGTTCTTTTTCCTTATCACTGTTAAACCAGCCCTCAGAAATAGTTAGGTCTTGCATATTGCCTCCTTATTGAAATGTATAACTATTTATAATATACTAAAACTTCCAATTTTCAAATGGTTTTTCGGTTCTTTTTGTAGGTTTTACTTTAAAAGTATACGGATTAGACTCTGTATTAGCATCTGTTTTCTTATCATAGAATTTATTACTTCCATCATTTGCCAGTGCTGGTTGGTCATTCTCCTCTATATCCTCCAGCTTCATACGTTTCTTAATCACATTTACCAGAAACTTAGAGTTAATAGAGATATCACTATATCTATTTTTAAGTTGTTTAAATAATATCTGATTATTCACACCCGTTCCGTCATCTTTTGCAATAATAGCTAACATCAAATCTGCTGTTGCTGGTAAACCAAAACTCTCAGATGTATTAGACAAATCAGGGTCAGAGCTAGAATACCCTTCCCGATTTAATTGTGAACTTGTAATGATAGGCACATTACATTCTACTGCCAACCCTCTGACTTCCTCTGCAATAGATTTGATATAGATATAAGTGTTCATATTAGCTGCCCACTTAACTCTACTTGAAGAACAAATGTTCAAGTAATCCAGAATGATAACTTGTGGAGTAAATCCTTTTTTAATTTTCAATTCACGAATCAATGCTCGAAAGTTTCCGACATGAGCTCCAGCTGTTGGATACTCTTTGATAACCAACTTACCAATATTCATCTTATCAAGTTTTTGTTGGAAATTATCTTTAGGTAAAATATGCAAGTCACCTATATCAATGTCCATCAAGTTTGCATCAATCCTCTCTGCAATCCTCTCCTCTGACATTTCCATAGTAATATATAAAACATTCATATTCTGTTTTAGATATTGACTAGCCAAATGAGTTTTTACCAATGTCTTACCAACACCAGTTCCACCCAATAATACTGTAAGAGTTTTTGGTGAGATACCACCATTTGTAATCTTATCAAGCATCACCATATCAAAAGGAATCTTAGTTTCTTTTTTATGGTAAAATTCCCAGCGTTCTTCACCATCTTCAATATAACTATGGCCAATACTTTTATCTAATGAAATTGCTAATGCTTCTGTAAGAATTTCTGGAATTGCATCTTTAGAATGTATATCATCTTTTCCCTCTAAGATAGATATACTTTGAACAATACCATTATATACTGCT